GCTGATGACCACGGGGAGGCGCACTAATGACTGGCAAGGAACGAATTGCGACAGAGGAAGAAACCATCCGCGCAGTAAGGGATGGGTTGGTCCTGTTTGCTCATAAAATGCAGGATACCGGGCACGACAGCTGCATTGTTTTCAGGGAAATAGGAATCTGCGTTGGGAAGCTCATTGAGATGGCTACGAAGACTGATCGGCAAAGGATGGACGCATGCCTGATGCTGTTCACGGCGGCGATGGCTGGGTCTGGTCTTCCAGTCGATTACATCTCAGAATCCGTCATGAAAAAGGCTGTCGCACTGATGCCGAAAGAGGGAAATGCGTGATGCCTCGTAAGGAGCCAAACACCGAAGGCGGGGATTTCGGCACCCCAGAAGCCCGCAGGCAGGCTTTCTGGGTAGTCGAGCAGCCCAACCCCGAGGACCGCTCAACCAAGCGCATACGGGTGGAGGACACCATCGACTGGTACGTCCGCCGCTCGTACCTGACCAGGATCCAGGGGGACGCCCTCCGCAAATGGCAGCAGGATGCTTACCTAGCCGGTCTACAGCCCGCGTGCATCGGGGGCTACCAGCAGTCAGTCAGGGGGGGGCAAAGCGAACTCTCCGACCTCCGCTTGGCTGCACAGGCCAGACGGGGCAATGCCATCCGCTTTGCAGGCAAGTTGGGACCATACGCTGCCAAGCTCGCTGACGCAGTTGCGGTGGATGGCAAGGCCGCTGGAAGGTGGTGGATTGAGGTGGTTGGTGGTGGTGCCAATGATGCTGTCATCATGCTAGACAAGCTCACCAACGGCTTGGCTAGATTTTACGGTATAGCGAAATAGGAGACTGACACATGCGAACACTTTTCATCATCGCAGCAATTCTGACGGCAACTCCGGCACAAGCAGCATCCCCCGCGAACAGGCCGAGCATCCTGAAATATTACCTCTGCCTCGCCAACCCGACCGTCATCGACAAGACACGATGCCATATGTGATGAAATTACCGCTTGCGCTGTACAATTCATCTATGGCATAAAAAGTTTAGTGGGCGAACTGCGTTCGTTTTCACTTTCCTCCATCCTCCCGAAACTCTGGCCCCGCTAATCACGGGGCTTTTTTCATGCAAGGAACATCACATGGCATCGAAGAAAAAGGGTAAAGGCGGAAAGTGCTGATAGCCAATGGCTGACCGCACAATCCTCCTGGCAGAGAATGGCCGGTATTCCCTCCGAGGGATTAAGGCCATCTCACCACAAGAGTTCCTGGCCTACCAAGAAGACGATGACGCTCTGACCTATACGCTTGACTACTCCGCCTACCTTGGCTCCGACACCATATCCTCAGTCGCTCGTGAAGCCTCCGGCGTTACAGTAACGGCCACATCCAACACCACCACTCAAGTCATTCAAAGGCTCAAGGGCTTCGGCTTCGTTGACATCACCACCACAATGGCAGGTGGAGACGTGAACAAGCTCCGCATCACCATCAGGGAGCGCGAGAACAGCAATGTCACGGGGCTTTCGTGGTGAATACCTCAACGATTTCAATTAGTTAGCGATATTCCAAATGGCTGGTAACGCAAACTCAGGCAGCAAGCGCGAGAAACTGGTTCGCGAGGCTCTGATGTTGGCTGCGAAGCGCGTTCATGAGGGCGACCCAGAAGGCCGCATCAAACTGAACGTGGCTGCTGCTCGCATTATGGAACTGGCTGTCGAGGGGGACATTCAGGCTTTCAAGGAGGTTGCTGACCGTCTTGACGGAAAGTCCCCGCAGTCACTGGACGTAACAACGCGACATGAGCAATCCGTCAGTGAGCTTGACGAAGCAGAACTCGACCGACGCATCCGAGAGCTTAGAATTGCTTCTGGAAAAGCGCCGAAGGCTGAGAAGCCGCAAGTATCTCACTGACTTCACCGAATACACCTACGACCGCTACCGCACTGCAAACCACCACCGCATCATAGCCGAGCAATTGGAGCGTGTAGAACGTCGTGAAATCGACCGTCTCATGCTTCTCCTACCGCCCCGACACGGCAAGACTGAGCTTGCGTCGAGGCGTTATCCCGCCTGGTGCCTTGGTCGCAATCCGCACCGGCAGATCATCGCGGCTAGTGCTTCGGAGTCGTTTGCTACTGACGTTGGCCGTGAAGTTCGAAACATCATCCGGTCAGAAGAGTACAGCCGTATTTTCCCTGAAGTCACACTGGCCGAAGATAGTCAGGCCGCTGGGCGATGGCACACTAACCGAGGTGGCATCTTCTACTCGGTTGGCGTCGGCTCGCAGATTCTGGGCCGTGGCGCGGATGAGTTCATTATCGATGACCCGTTCGGTTCAATGGCCGACGCTCAAAGCGAGCTAGAGCGCAAGTCGGTCAAGGAATGGTATCAGGGCAGCGTCTACAACCGATTGCAGCCTGGTGGGGCAATCATCCTCATCAACCACCGAATGCATGAAGATGACCTCTCAGGCTACCTGCTCGAGCAGCAAGCCAACGGGGGCGACAAATGGGAAGTTGTATGCCTTCCCGCGATATCAGAAGCCGGGGAGGCGCTCTGGCCGGAAGCTTACCCCAAGGAAGCCTTAGAGCGCATCCGAGCGAACTCGCTTCCCCGGTTCTGGTCCAGCCTGTTCCAGCAAGACCCGCAGCCTGACGAGGGCACATTCTTCAGACGGGAATGGTTCAAGACCTATGATGATCTGCCAAAGAGCAACCGCTACATCACCTGTGATTTCGCAGTTACGGTGGAGGGCGGAGACTGGACTGAGTTCGCCGTATGGGGCGTGGGTACTGACGGGTCCATATACGCAGTGGATTGGTGGCGCGGACAGACCGACGCTAGTGAGTGGATCGAACGTCTCATCGATTTATCGGTCAAGCACAAGCCGTATGCCGTATTCGCTGAAGGCGGCGTCATTCGCCGGTCCATAGAGGGCATCCTGAAGCGCCGCATGGATGAGCGTCGGGCGTGGATGCAGATTGAGTGGATCAACTCCATCCATGACAAGCCAACACGGGCCAGAGGATTCCAGGCTCTCGCAGCGAGCGGGAAAGTAGCATTCCCAAAGGCACCTTGGGCTGGCGAGGTCTTAGACCAGCTCATCCGGTTCCCGGCTGGCAAGCATGATGACAGCGTGGATTGCTGCGGGCTGATAGGCCGCGCGGTTGACGAGGCGTGGCCTGCGGTCTTGGCGAAGGTCGATGAGCGCAAGAATCCTCAAGACAGATACAGGCAGCACAAGAGCAGCGGAAACAGCGGTTCATGGAAGACGGCTTGAAGTGGTGCACCAAGGAGCGATGCGAGGAAGTCCTGTCGCTTCAGGTATCGCGTGGCCTTTCGTTCAGGGCAGACATTATCGCGGCATCAGAAGACGGCAAGCTGCCAAATGCCCCTGAGTGGGCGCACATCATCAGGTATCGGAAAGCAGATTAATGGCGAAGGCGCAGAAACCCAAGACTCCACAGTCAGAGGAGGATACCTACCTCTATGACCTGAAGTCCAAGTTCTCCCGCGCCCAAGACCTGTGTGAGCCAGCCCGTCTTCGCGCCCAGACGTGGCAGGACTACTACGACGGCTACCAGTGGGACCAGAATGAACTGGACACGCTCGCCAAGCGCAAGCAGCCCGCGCTGACGTTCAACCATATCAAGCCCGCCGTGAATGCCACCATCGGCATCGTCGACCGTGGCAAGACCGACCCGAAGGCATATGGGCGAACGCCTGAAGACTCAGACGCGGCTGATGTGGTCACGGACTGTCTCAGGTACATCGCAGACGTAAACCGATGGCAGAGCATCAAGAGCCTTGCCCTAAAGGACTTCCTCATCTCCGGTCTGTGCATCGGCATCGTCGAGATTGACGCGGACAAGGAAATCAAGATCGTCCAGGGCAAGCCAGAGGCGTTCTTTTACGACCCATACAGCCGCATGAATGACTTCAGTGACGCGCGGTATCTTGGCCTCGCGAACTGGACCGACGAGCAGGATGTTATCGACCGCTACCCAGACAAGGCGCGCGAGATTGCTGACGCTGTGTCATCCAACGGTGTATTCGAGACCGAGAGCTATCTGGACCGCCCGCGTGATTCGTGGGCATGGGCTGACAACAAATCCCGCCGTGTGATGCTCATCGAGATGCACCACAAGGTGAAGGGCGATTGGCACAAGTGCGTGTTTGTCTCCGGCGTCATCCTCGAGCAAGGCCCGAGCGGGTACAAGGATGACAGGGGCAGGCCGCTTTGCCCACTCATCGCCATGTCTGCCTATGTGGACCGCGATAACCGCAGATACGGCATCGTGCAGGACATGATGGGGCCGCAGGACGCCATCAACAAGGGCCGTTCGAAGGCCATCCATCTCCTTAACGTGAACAAGCTGCGTGTGGACCCGAGCGTTGGCGACGTGGATGGCATCCGCGCTGAATACGCCAAGCCGGACGGCATCATCGAGGCCCGCGAGGGCATGATTGAGCAGTTGTCGGGGCATGAGCTTCTTCCGGCTCACATCGAGATGATGCGGGACGCCAAGGCTGAGATGCAGCGTCAAAGCCCATCACCTGGCATCGTGGGGCGTCAGGGGGCAAGCCAGTCGGGCAGGGCCATCCTTGCCGAGCAGCAGGCGGGTATGACCGAGCAGGCTCCGTTGCTTGGCCGCTTTGATGACTGGACGCTGCGCATCTACCGCTCCATGTGGTACGCGGTGAAGCAGTTCTGGGACGCGCCGAAGTACATCCGCATCACGGATGATGAAGACGCGCCGAAGTACATTATGATGAATGAGCCTGCCTTGCAGATGGACCCCAACAATCCGGGCCATCCTGTGGTGGGACCAGACGGAAAGCCCGTTATTGACCCTACCAAGCCACCTCGCAACCAGCCCGCGAAGATGGACGTGGATGTCATCATCGACAGCACGCCGGATGTGGCTAACCTCGCACAAGAGCAATTCCAGCGTCTGACGGAGCTGATCCAAGCTGGTGTTGCTATCCCGCCGGATGCGCTCATCGAAGCGTCCAGCCTGCCACGCAAGCGCCAAATCATCGACAAGATGAAGGAAGCGCAGCAGAACGCAGCACAGCAGCCCAACCCAGCCGCACAGGCGGCAGAGGCCGAGCAGGCCAAGGCGCAGGTGCAGTTGCAGGCCAAGCAGGCGCAGACGCAGATGGATGCGCAGGCCCATGCGGAAGAGCTTCAGCGGCAGGACCAAGCGGACCAAGCCAAGACCCAGCGTCAGCAGGCGCTCGAGCAGCAGAAGTTCGAGAACTCCATGCAGTTGCTCCAGGCGCAGGCTCAGATTGACGGGGTGAAGCTCCAGCAGTCGCTCGAGGCCGACGCGGTCAAGCAGCGCAATGCGATAGAGATTGAGGCGCAGCGCAAGCAGTTGGATTTGCACCACGCGAGCCAGCAGAAGGAAATGGACTTCGCCTTCAAGGTTCGTGAGGCCGAGCATCAGGATGCGCGCCAGGCCATGAACGCACAGGCCACGGAAGCCGCTGAGACACCCAAGCAGGAGCGTGCCGACGCGCATATGTCAGCCTTGGGCAAGGGCCTAGAGGCTATCGGGCGGGGCCATGAGGCATTGGCAGCGGCGATGGTTAAGCCAAAGACAATTCAACGCGGACCTGACGGTAAGGCGTTGGGCATTCAATAGAGGGATACTAAATGGCAATTTACTCACTGTCGCGCTCAAGCGTGACTATGAACACGTCCAACGACATGCTGACCGTCTTGGCTGGCGCATCGCGCAAGTTGAAGGTGCTTGACCTCATCATCGGCGGTACTGGTGCAACGAGCGCAGCGGCGGCTTATTGCGAAGTCGGAATCTTCCTGTCCACGGGCGGCACGACTGGTGGCGGCGCACTGACCCCGAAGAAGTGGGAGACAGACGAGCCAACGCAGACGTTCACTAACTTCACGACATGGTCTGCCCAGCCAACGACATCGGGCGACCCGTACTACCGTTTTGTGTTCAACAACTATGGCGGTGTGTTGGGCAAGCCCATCAAGCCGATTGGCGACCTCATCATCCGCAACTCTGAACAGTTGAGCATTCGTCCCGTGTCGGGAACATCGGTTGTCACGTTCACGCTGGTTGTTGACGAACTCTAATGTCGACGCAGGGGACGGCCACGCTGGACTTTGGGGCGTTCCCGGGGTCGTCCCATGCGACTGTTGCAGTCACGGGGCAAGCTGGCATTCTCTCAGGCTCATTCGTTGAGGCTTGGATACTGCCCGCTGCCACCGCAGACCATACGAGTGACGAACATCTGGTTGAGACGCTTAAGGTCGTGGCGGCAGACATCATTGCGGGTACGGGGTTCACCATCCACGGGGTGAACACATCGACCCTGTTTGAGCCTGTGACGCCGGGACGTGGATTGCCAGGTGGCGGCGGTCAGGCAGGCGGCAAGGGAACCATGATTTACGGCAAATGGAATGTCGCTTGGGTGTGGGTCTGATGGACCTCCGAGCCGCCATCTGCGAAATTGAGCCTTGCGAGGGCGTGTTCATCATCAAGGGTCACATCCTGAATGTGACGGATGGTGGCGGGCCTGAGTTTGGTATCAAGATTGACCCATCTTTTTATGCCACGGTGTCCGATTTCCAAGCCGCAGCAGTGCAAGCGGTGATTGACACTGCGCTGCATGATTTTGGCGAGACAATAACTGCGGGGCAGGTGCTGCTCCCAACCTTCACGACAGGATAACATGGCCCTTCAAGTCCAGGGGAGTGGCGGCGTAGTCGCTGATGTAGGCGGCACCACGTTCCGCGCGCTCAACACGCAAGTGAAGCCGATTGAATACGGCGCTCTCGGCCATTACCGCACGGCAGTTCGTATCAGTTCCACAGCGGCACAGGCAGCAAACAGCGGCATCCTAGAACTCCGCAATACGCACGCAACGAACCTCATTGTCCTGACTCGCTTGAGCCTTCAGGCCATCCAGACGGCAGCGGGAACGCTTCAGGAAAACAGCCTTGATTGCTACCGGTGTACGTCTTTCACGGTGTCCAGCGCGACCAACACAGTAACTCCAGTCTCAAGCGTCAAGCGCACGGGCATGGCGGCTTATCCGGGTGGTGCTGCTGTAAGGCATCTTACACTCGCTGGCGCGGCTGCTGGCATGACGGGTGGTACGAGAACAAAGGACACGCAGTTCTTTGCTACGCTGCCCTACATGGTCACGGCTGGCGTTGCCACGGCGACATTCACCCCGCCTTGGTGGGGGCCGAAGGATTGCCTTGATGACGTGAATGGCTCGCATCCATTCGTGTTCGCACAGAATGAAGGCTTGTGGATTGAAAACCGCGTCCTGAACGTAACCAGCTACGGCATGACGTGGTATCTGGATATGTCATGGGCCGAGGTGACGGCGTACTGAGGGGTAATCACGTGTGTCGTTACTTCTCGCCGCATCAGCCCTTGCAGACGATGGGCAAATCATACCGCCCATCCTCACGCTGGAATGGCAACCCGAAGAGGTAGAGCAGCCCGACTATTACCAAGCGTTCGAGGTCGCGCTATGCGGACCGCTCGAGGACACTGCGGCTACTGACGACACATTATTCACGCCAACCGTGTTTGACGACACGGATGTTGTGCTTGCGGATTACGAACTACAGCCCGACTTCTGGGCAATACCGCCACCAAGCCAAGACGATGAGTGGGTAAAGCCTCTTCTCATCGAGGCGGAAGAAGACGGCGCGGAAGACGCGACGATTACTGTTCTGGTTGGCATTGACCAGGACGACGAGATTTCCCGGCCAGTTGCCATTGAGGCAGACGATGCCGAGCAGGACGACGCAGAGGCGCTATTCGGGCAACCGATAGATGATGCCCCGGCTCCTGTAGACGATACGCTGTTCGCTCCTGTCACGGATGACACGGAGGCAGAGCAGCCTGAGACTGACGACAGTTTCTCGCTTGGTCCATTTGATGACGCTCCTGTCACGGATGACACGGCCTTTGCGCCTGTCATGGACGAGACGCTTCCAGATGAAGCGGAATTTGACGATAGCTTCAGCCTTGCCCCGCTTGAAGACACGCCGCCGACAGATGACGAGATTGTCCAAGCGGTCGTGTTGGATGATGGCATTGACGCCACCATTGACGAGGCTACGGACTACGACTTCCAGTACATCCCGCCTCAAGACGACACGGTGTCTGTCCCGCAGGCATATGGCTGGACAACGCACTTCTACAAAAAGCGCAACAAGCGCAAGCGCAAGCCTTCGGACATTGAAGAGTTCTTCAACATGTTCGAGACGAGGCTGATTGACGAAGCCCCGGCCCCGATAGCCGCGCAGGCATACGAGGCCCAAGCAGCCTCGAAAGCATACCTGAAGGCCAATGAGGACGCGGCAGAGGCGAAGGCCCTGCTGGCGAAGGCATTGGCAGAGATTAATGAGTTTTACGCACTGCTCCGAGCCGCAGACAAGCGGCGTCGTGATGAGCAGGACGAGGACGATATCGAAGAATTCCTGCTGCTAGGCTTCTAGCAACGGGCAACGCGCCGCCATGCGTCAAGGGCGTTCATAGCTGCCGCCGAGCTTCAATCGGGCGTCTAAGTAGGGACATATGACTGACGACAATGAATTGCCGTTTCTGGATCAACCCAGAGACGATAACGGAAGATTTGCGTCCAAAGCAGAGCCGCCCGCAGTGGAAACACCGCCGCCCGCTCCTGAAATACCACCCGCGACTGAACCTGCGGTAGCTCCGCCGGGACAGCCTGCACAGCCTCAATCGGTCGAGCCGTCCACGCACAAAGCTAGTGCCCCGGATGGATACATCCCGATCAATGCTGTGCTTGACGAGCGGGAGAAGCGCCAAGCTGCCCAGCGTGAGTTGGAAGAGCTAAAGCGCAAGTTTGCCGAGACACAGAAAGCACCTCCTGCGCCTGCACCGGACCCCATCGTGGACCCGGAAGGCTTCCAGCAGATGCTTGATGATCGTCTCGCGCAGACACAATGGGACGCAACAACCCGAATAAGCCTCCGCTTTGCTGTTCAGCAGCATGGGCCGGAAGCCGTGAAAGCCGCAGAGGACTGGGTCAAAGAACAGGTCCAGGACAATCCCGCTTTCATCAACGCAATTCGTCAGCAGCCAGACCCCTACGACTTCGTGGTGCGCCAACACAAGATTGCACAGCGCAATGCGAAGCTCGGTGATGAAACAGACCTGGACGCCGCCTTTGAAAAATGGGCTGCGGAACGAGGTTATGCCAGAGCGGGCCAAGCAATGCCGGCTGCATCAAGTGTGGGTGCGCCTTCCCCACAATCGACACCTCTTCCCAGACCGTCCATTGCTTCTGCTCCGGCAGCAAGCGGTGGAACGCCCAAGATACCTACGGGTGGTGGCGTGGCCTTTGACGAGGTGTTTCGCAAATAAGGCGAGACCTCAATGGCTGAAGTAGCATTAGCCTCTGCATCAGAAAAGCAGAAGTGGATTACCAATTACTTCCGCGAATACGTTCGCGAAAGCGGCTTCCAGCCCTATATGGGCCGGAGTGCCATGTCGTGCTTCGTGACGAAGTACGAACTCCAGGAAGAAGGCGGCAAGACAATCAACATCCCGCTCATCACGCGCCTGTCGGCGTCTGGTATGCGCGGTGCTGGCGTTCTTGACGGCAACGAAGAGCAGCTCGGCAACTACAACCTCGCGATTTCGGTCGATTGGGTTCGCAATGCCGTCCGTGTTCCGAAGTCCACGTCATTCAAGACGGAAATCGACTTGATGAACGCGGGCAGGGACATGCTCAAGGTCTGGTCGAGCGATACGCTCCGAACGGACCTCATCAAGTACATGGGCGGGCCTGTTACCACGGCTGGTTCCATTCCTGCGGTCGGCATCTTCGACTCCCTTGGCAACACGATTGTCACGGGCGCGACGGCGGCCAACTACAACACGTGGTCAGCAGCCAACCAGGACCGTGTCCTGTACGGCAACGCCACCTCGAACTACAGCGCAACGCATGCCACTGGCTTGGCGAACGTGGACTCCACGAACGACAAGCTGACGGCTGCGACGGCATCGTTGGCAAAGCGCATGGCGAAGAACTCTGACCCGCACATCCGCCCGTTCAAGGTGGCTGACGGTCGCGAGTACTACGTCATGTTCTGCGGCTCGCGTGCTTTCCGCGACCTGAAGACCGACACGACCATGATCAACGCCAACCGCGATGCTCGTGCCCGTGAAGGTGGCTCGATGGATGACAACCCGCTCTTCCAGGACGGCGACCTCATCTATGACGGCATCATCTTCCGGGAAATCCCGGAGATCAGCACGCTCATCACCACCTCGAGCATCTTCGCGACGGCTGGTGCTTCGTCCATTGCTGTTGAGCCGAACTTCCTTTGCGGTCAGCAGGCGATGGGCATTGCGTGGGGTCAGGAACCGACACCTCGCACCGATACCAACAAGGACTTCCAGTTCCGCCCCGGCGTAGCGATGGAAGAACTTCGCGGTATTGCGAAGGTGTTCTACCTCACCGGCACTTCCGGCGCTGCGAAACAGCACGGAATGGTCACGGTCTACACCAGCGGCCTCGCAGACTAACGCGATCTGACAGGAGAAAAGACAAATGGCTACTTACAACTCTGACCAGATTGCGCAGAACAACCTCCGCGTTGGTCCTCATGTCGGCATTTCGCCGGTCATGTTTTACGCGACGATCACCACGACCGCCGCACTGACGACTTCAGACACGCTAAACGCATTCGTGCTCCCGAAGGGGTTCCGAGTGCTTTACAGCATGCTGTTGTCTTCGGACGTTGACACGAACGGCTCGCCTACCATCGCCCTTAACGTGGGTGATGCTGGCTCCGCCACTCGTTACTTCTCGGCCTCAACGGTTGGACAGGCTGGTACTGCTGCGGCTGCTACGGCCACCACGGGTATCGGCTTTCTCAACACGGCTGACACGCTTGTCACCATCGTTCCGTCCGCGAACGCGGCCACGGGCGTTGCTGGCACCGTTCAGTTGATCATGATGGGTCGCTTCGAAGGCACAGCCTCGTAAACACTATCGGGGGCAGCAATCACGCTGCCCCCATTTTCATTTCACGGGTGACTGATGAGCCACGTATTTATGTACCTCTGCGGCCTTGAGGCAGACGAGACGGAACTGCCGGCGGCTGTGACCATCTTTGGGCAGAAGTTCATCCAGGACGTCCCCAAGACGCTTGACCCATCCATGTTCCGCACGGTCTTCGACTACGAACATGCGGTGAAGAAGTTGTCCAACCACAAGCACTTCCGCAAGTTGGACGACAGCGTGCAGGAAGTCATCCAGCCCAAGAAGACATGGAGCCGGAAGAAGAAGGTGGATGTGCAGGACGCCATCGAAGTTACGGATGCTGCTGAATGACTGTGACGAACACGCAGCTGCACACATTGGTGGCGGAAGAACTCGGCCTTATCAGTGGCAACGAGAGCCTGTCTGCCGATGACGCGGACAAGATCAGCCGCAGGCGTGTTGCTGTGCGTGCGTGGCTTGTCGAGGAAGGGCTTTGCTATTGGCCCTCTGGGACCATCCCAGACGCAGCCTCGCTTCCCTACGCCCAGATTATCGCAGGCCAATGTGCTGAGATGTATGGCCGTGGCCCGAATTCATCTGCGCCGTATCTCCTCGGGGACATCGGCTTCCGCGCTCTCGAGCGCCACGTTTCGCAGCGTTCCGCCAAGGAACCAACCCAAGCCGAATACTTCTAGGAGATATAAATGGTCAATCCAGCAAGAGCGCAACCCGTCACCGGCACGTTTGTTGCCACGGGTCAGTCAGCGTCATTCTTTCCGCTTGTTCCGCCCCTTGGCCTTGCCACATTCAGCGTCAAGCTGAGTTCAGGCGTTGCCACGGTGAAGCTTGAGCGGTCTTCGGACGATGGCGCGACGTGGGATGACGTGTCAGCCGATACGCTTGGCACGGTCGCATCATGGTCGCTGAACTCGACTGAGGTCGTGGTTCTCGTGGATGAGGCCGAAATCAACACCCGATACAGGCTGAACTGCACGGCGTACACGTCAGGCACCGTCACCTACCGCCTGGGGCAGACGTAAGCCACATGGGCAGGGTTCACGCTCACGTCAGGCCGCATGTTCGCGCTCATGTCCGCTCTCCGCTCTCAGGGCGGTCTGGTGGCTTGAACGTACACGATGGCATTAGCTTCACGGCATCGAATGGGCGTGTTGTTATCAAGGCCCCTGGCGCTGCGCCGACCATCACGACGCTGACGAGTGCGTTCACGTTCACGGGAGGGAACCAGTCCTACTATCGCGGCCCGTCTGGCCTTCTGGTTCAGTCTGCCACGAACACACCACGGATTGAGTATGGACCGGGTGGGGATGTGCTTGGGCTTCTTATGGAAGCGAGCAGGACGAACATCTGTCTGCAAAGCGCGGACTTGGCGACGACTTGGGCGCTCACGACTGCAACTGTCACAGCCAACAGCACAACGGCTCCTGATGGAACAGCAACGGCTGACGCGCTTGTTGAGGATGCTACTGCGGCTTCTATCCATCAGATAGCGCAGGGCATCACATTCGCAGCGACGACTCCATATACATTCTCGGCGTGGATCAAGCCTGCTGGTAGAACGTGGGTTGAGCTGCGCTATAGCGCAGGGTTCGGAACTGCAACATCTGCGTTCTTCAACTTGTCTGGAAGTGGATCAGTCGGAACTCTTTTGAACTCCCCGACCGCAACCATAACCCCATATGCGAATGGTTGGTATAGATGCACTGTCGCGTCAACTAGCGGAGCTGCGCCAGCGGGCGGGCAGGTAATCTTCCGTCTTGCGAACGCCGACAACGGCTCTGTTTACAACGGGGACAGTGTTTCTGGATGCTACGTGTGGGGTTGCCAAGTCGAAGTAGGAGCCTTCCCCTCCTCCTACATCCCCACAACCACAGTAAGCGTAGCCCGTACAGTAGATAGCTGCATCCGCACTCTAGCCTCTGAGTTCTCTGCGACTGCGGGGACTGTGGTTGTGGCGGGGAGGGCAAGCGCAGGGCAGGATGCGGCTCTTGGACAGTTCGTCTATGCGTTCGATGACAATACGACGGGCAATAGAATGGGCCTGTTCCGCCCTCCCACATCCGATGCGGCACGGGGAACATTCCTGACTGCGAGCGTTGCGCAGGCTGCGATTGATGGGACATTCGTCAACGCAACCAACTTCAAGTCAGGGCTTGCTTGGGCTGTGAACGACTTCGCCCATTCATTCAACGGGGCGGCTGTTGTTACAGACGCTGCCGGAACGTTGCCAACTGTGACGCAGTTGGACTTCGGCGCGTGCGCTGCATCAAATCAGAACTACGGCCACATCCGCACCTTTGATTATTGGCCCCTTAGGTACGACAACGCAACGCTCCAAGCGAGGTCCACATGACGCTTCCTTCAGCAGAGTACCTGAGGAACAGGCTTCGCTACGAACCTGAAACAGGATTTTTGTTCTGGCGGCGATACGAGCCGATGGGGCTGGCGTGGAACTCCAGGAACGCCGGAAAACGGACGGGCGCGCTTCACGGTCATAACAGCAAGCCTTGGACCCTGCGAAGGCGGCTGATGATTGACAAGTCATACTATACTGAAACGCATGTCATTTGGGCCATGATGACAGGGGTTTGGCCGACTCTAACTATCGACCACATTAATCGCATTGGGACTGACAACAGGTTTGAAAACCTCCGTCTAGCAACGATGGAGCAGCAGCGCGGGAACCAAGCGCACAAGCCTAATGCATCTGGCTTTCTAGGTGTAACCTTTGTCGGGAGAAGGTACAGAGCGAGAATCCGCCTTAACGGGAAGGAGGAAGTTCTTGGCCTTTTCGAAAGCGCAGAGGAAGCACACGCGGCCTATAGAAGGGCAGCAATTGAAAAATGGGGCGAGTTCTATCTTGACCCATCGCACCTCGACAACGCGACACTGCAAAGCAGGTCAACCTAGCAATGGTCCGCATCACCATTCCACTCGGCAAATCATTTGGCCGAGGCCGCAGCACTGCGCCTGGAATGGCAAGTATGGTCAATATGTACTCCGAGCCTGTAGCGGGCGAGGGGCGCACTGACGTTGCGCTCTATGGCACTCCGGGAAAGGCACTCTTCGCCTCCATAGGCTCAACCATCCGGGGCCAGATTACGGCTTCGGACGTGCAATACGTTGTGGCTGGTACAAGGCTCTACAGCGTCACGAGCGCGGGTGTGACCACCGACATTGGCGAGATTGAGGGTGGGCTGGCTTGTGACCTCTCATACAACGGCAACCAGATTCAGATTGTCGCCGACCTCAAGACCTACTCTTACGATACCCCAAGCGGTGTTCTCTCAGAGGAGACGGGCGGGGGCTTTGAGCAGGCATCCTCCACGGCTTCGGTCGCGTCCTATTCAGTCTGCACGGTCAAGAACACGGGTCGGTTCCGTTGGAAGCTTACCAACGACGCAACCTATCCGGCCCTGAACTTCGCCACGGCAGAAGCGGAAAGCGACAAGCTGGTGGCTGTGCGCAAGGTCGGTAACGAAATCGCCCTGCTTGGCACGGCAACCACCGAGTTCTGGGGTCCTACGGGAGATGCGGGTGCAGATGCCTTCGCACGTACGGCGACGGCTTCCGCCTCCATCGGGTGCGTCTCACGTGATAGTGCTATCACAGTTGACAATGCGCTGACGTGGGTGGGGCGTGATGGCAGGGCTGGTGGCGTGTCGGTCTACAGGGCAGAGGGCTACCAGCCCCGCAAGATTAGCACGCCACAGGTGGACGGGTATCTCGAGACAGTCGCCGACATCTCGACAGTTCGCGCGCTCTCGTATCAGCAGCGTGGACACCTGTTCTACGTCATCACATCCCCGAATGAATGGACGCTTGCTTACGATGTCTCGACGGGCATCTGGGCGTATCGCAGGTCGGGAACATGGAGCATGGGCGCAGAGCCTACAGGCTCATGGGATGCGAACACCTTCTGCCTGAACGGTACGAAGCAGATTGTTGGCGGGTCAGACGGCAACCTCTACGAACTCCAGGCTGACACGCTGACCGAGAATGGGACGGGCATTGTCCGAGAGGTCACGACGCCACAAATCAGCGATGCCGGCCGGCGGATGTTCATGTCGAGGCTTGAGCTTCAGATTGAGGCGGGTGTTGGGTTGGAAGATGGCACCGCCCCCATCGTCATGGAAAGCCACTCGGATGACGGTGGCAAGACATGGTCAGACGCTCGCAATGCTGGCATGGGACCAATTGGTCAGAACACATGGCGGGCCGTGTGGAATGCAATGGGCAGTTTCCGGCAGCGCATCATCAAGTTCCGTGTATCCGATAGCGTGGATGTGGTGTTCCTCACCGCGCACGCAGATGTAACAACGGGGGCTACCTAATGGCCGACAACAGGACTTATCTTTCGCAATTGCCGCAATCTCCCGTGAATGAGACATCCGCCCGCAAGCGCGTCCAGATGCTGAACTCGGGGGTTATCCAGCCGGGGCAAGGGGACCCTGCATTTGCGCTGAGAATGCAAGCGGCTCTGGAAACCGAGCGACAGCGCGAACTGGCGTTGCAAGCGCAGAACCAGCAAGCGGCGCAGCAGTTTCGAGACGGCTTCGTGGTCAACGAGCCGGTACCGATTACCAAGCAAATCCCCGGCGGCGACCCGATGAGCAATTACCTCGTGCATCTGTCCCGCATGTCACCGCAAGGCCGGAAACAGGGGATGAAGTACGCCTCCGACAACATGCAGATGATGTGGGACAAGGAGCGGATTAACAACGCAGTCATGCCTGCGGAAGTTGGAAGCCCCGGAATGGGTGGCAGGATGTTTGACCTGTTCCAGATGGCGCTTGGTCGTAAACCGGCCCTGTAATGGCAAAGCGCAAGCGTCCCAACATCCCGGTGAAGTTGCATCAGGATGACCGGGAGATTGTTGGCTTCCTGACGGCATTGCTGGACTACCAGAACGCTCTGGTCCCAACAGGTGTTGCAGTGCGGAACTTCGCGCTGACGGTGCCTGACGGGTTCCTGTCGTGTGACGGGTCCACGTTCTCGGCTACGACATATCCTGACCTTTACGCGGCATTGGGCAGCACGACGCTTCCTGTGCTGGCAAATTACGTGGTCAAGGTATGAGGAACTTCTACAGGCTTTGCGAGGGCATAGACACCGTGTCTATCGTCCATGCGCTGCATTCAAGGCCAGACCTCTGGAACCGCAATTCGCTTCGGCGTGATACGGCAGAGTTGGCTGAGTGTGACGACATCTGGCTAAGGTTCCCAAGCGCGGACGGCATCAAGCAGGGGCTTGGTGAGTTTGAGTGCGTGAACTACCCAGCAATGGCTGAGTTGCCTGCGGTGCGATCCATCATCTTCGGCCTGATGCGCCAGATTGAAGGCGAGAGGCTTGGTCCGGTGATGATTACGCGGCTTCCTCCAGGCGGGCGCATTTACCCGCACGATGATGGGGCCGTTCATACGTCTTACTACAAGCGTTACCAGATCGCGTTGCATAGCCTTCCGGGTGTTCTGTTCCGGGCCGGTGACGAGACGGTCGCCATGAAGACGGGTGACATCTGGTGGTTTGATAATTCGATAGAGCATGAAGTCGTGAACAACAGCCCTGACGACAGGTTGGCGCTGATCGTGGACATTCGACCATGTACCTAATCCGAGACGCGCATCAGGCTGACATTCCCAACATCATTGATGGGATCAAGGCATTTGTTGCAGCCTCGTCCTACAAGATCGACACCGTGGACCCGCTCCACGTCGAGAACACGCTTCTGGCGCTTCTCAACACCGGAGACGGGTGCGTGGCCGTGCTTGAGACAGACGAGGGCGCATTCTCTGGCTGCTTCATTGGCATGGCACACCCGCACCTGTTTTCCGGCAAGCGGATGTTGGGGGAGTTGTTCATCTACACGACACCCGCAGCGCGCGGACATGGCGGCAAGTTGCGTCGGTTCGCTGAAGAGTGGGCGCGAGATCGTGACTGCACGACATTCGGAATTGCCTATCCGGTGAGCGAGAGCCATCTGGAGAAGGTCTATAGGCGCTGGGGCTTCACCCCGTGCGAAACACATTGGCGTAAGGAGTTGAACTGATGCCCATTGGCACAACAGCCGCAATCATCGGGGCGGCGACTATTGGCGCGGGTGCAAGCATTTATGGAGCAAACAAGGCTGCAAGCGCGCAGACGAAGGCTGCAAACCAAGCATCCCAAGTACAGAAGGAACAGTACGCCCAGACGCGCGCTGACCTCGCGCCGTATCGTGACACGGGAACTACCGCTCTCGGTCAATACTCAAGCCTGTTGGGACAGAACGGCAAGGACGCGCAGTCGGCTGCGATGTCCCAATACACGGAAAGTCCGTTCTTGAGCCAGTTGGTGAACCGCACGACGAGTGCTGTCGATGCGTCTAGAGCGGCACGCGGTGGGTTGTTCTCAGGCGGCACAGCGCAGGAGATCGGGGACCGGGCGGGTCAGCTCTACCTTGGAGATTACAACAACTATTTGTCTCGGGTTGGTGGTCTTGCGGACACTGGAGCAAGTGCAGCGACCCAAACGGGGCAGTTTGGTCAGAACGCCGCAGCGGGTCAGGCTCAGTCAGCCTTGGCGGCAGGTAATGCCAAAGCCAACGGATACATCAACACGGGCAATGCCATCAACAATGGCCTTGGTCAGGCTGCGAGCCTGTACGGCGCGTACAAGGGGGGAGCGTTTGGCTCACAGCAGACTACCCCAGACGGTTATCCTCAAGGCTATTATGTGAGGCAGTAACATGGCAGACATCCAGCAGCCGGACATCGTCGGCAACTACCTCCAAAGCTACTACGGCGCGCAAGATCGCGTTCGCAGCCAGCAAGACCGTCAGCGCACCATGCAGCGTCAGGACGTGGCAGATCAGCAGCAGGCGCAGCAGTTTGGGCAGCAACAGCAGATTGGCGCGCTTAACTTGGCAAAGGCTAAGCACGACAACTTGGTCAACATCCTTGGTCGTGCAACGGATGAAGCGTCATTTCAGCAGGGGTTGAAACAGGCCACGCTTCCCGTTGAGCAGGGTGGTCTTGGATTGTCTCCAGACCAACTTGCAGGGATGTCGTTTGCGAAGGACTATCAGCGCCTGAGGAACGAAGCCGGGGTCACGGCGCAGGAACTAGACCTGAAGCTGAAGGAGGCTGGTATTGCCGCACAGAACGCCTCCACCCAGCACTCTCTTGCAGCAACACGAGACTTGCAGAACAAGCCCGCAGGGAACCGAGACCCAAACACGGGTGTTCGTGTTGCTCCCCAAGGAACGCAGAACAAAGACTATGCGGAGCTTCAAAAGATTTCCGCACAAGCTGATGCTGCGTCCAATATCGCTGCGACACTCCAGGGCATCAAGCCTCAGTTGGATGAGCAGTTGACCGGCAAGGGGTTCGGCTGGCGGCGCAATGTCGCCGGGTTCATGTCAATGCTTCCTGACTTCGGAATCGAAAAATCGCTCACCGGCGAAAACAAGACCGACAAATACATGAATACATACGACGCCATTGAGCAGGCATCGAAAACAATCGGTATCGACACCCTCCAGAAGATGGGTGGCTCTGATACCGAGATGGAACTTAAGACAGCCATTCAGACGACCGTCAACGCTGACCTGACGCCAAAGGAAAACTGGAGGCGTTTCCAGAACCAGATCAAGGCGTCGGACATCTTATCACAGAAGGCGAAGCTTGCGTCAGAATGGGTGAACAGGTTCGGCTCACTCAGCTATTCCGCTCCAGACGGAACCACATGGCAGGGCTTTTGGCCCTCATATCAAAAGAGTGAGTGGGCGAAGCACCAAAAGCAGATGCA